CTGGGATTATGGCAGGAAACATTGGCTACCTTTTTCTGTAATGACCAAGAATTAATTGATTATGTTCAAGAAATAATTGGTATGGCAGCTATTGGAAAGGTCTACCAAGAACACATGATTATCGCATACGGTGGTGGAGCAAATGGCAAGTCTACTTTTTGGAATACCATCGCTCGTGTGCTAGGGAGCTATTCAGGAAAACTATCTGCGGATGCTTTAACCATGTCAAACAAGCGTAACGTGAGTCCTGAGCTTGCTGAGCTAAAAGGGAAACGACTGGTCATTGCTTCTGAGATGGCAGAAGGCATGAGACTCAATACAGCTGTTGTTAAGCAGATTACTTCAACTGATGAAATCCAAGCTGAGAAAAAGTACAAGGATCCTTTTCACTTCGTGCCGTCACACACGCTAGTTCTTTACACTAACCATCTGCCTAAAGTAGGAGCGAACGATGATGGAACGTGGCGACGTTTGGTTGTTATTCCTTTTAATGCTAAAATCACTGGCCGCTCTGACATCAAAAACTTTGCGGACCATTTGTATGACAATGCGGCACCAGCAATTTTATCGTGGATTATTGAAGGAGCGGAAAAAGCCATCAAAGCAAATTTTAAAACATCAGTTCCAAAAGCAGTAATAAACTCTGTCAAATCTTACCGTGAAGCTAATGACTGGTTGGGGCATTTCATCAATGAAAGTTGTGTCGTGGGAGAAACATTAAGTGAGAAATCAGGAGAACTGTACAGTAAGTATCGTGCATATTGCCTTCAAAATTTGGAATACACACGAAGTACAACTGATTTCTATGCTGCACTTAATCAAGCTGGTTACGAACGAAAACGAACTAATAAAGGGAATTTTATTATGGGGTTATCATTAAAAGCTGATGACGATGATTTTCTAAACTAATGACTTACACAGTGAGGCTGTATCACCAGTAGATTTTAAATGAAGTATTTTTTGAGTGTAAGTCGTTGAAGTATTCAGTGAAAAATAATTTGTGAAGTATGGTCAAAAAGTTTATGGATTAAGTTCCACGACTTCCATTTCTTTGTTTAGTGTAAGTCAATGATGGTCTTTTCTAAAACTATCTCTATAGGAAATATAACTAAGAAAAAGTATATAAGGAAAGTTTAGGATATGACCTCATTAGACCTCCACCATTTAAATCTGATGAGAGGACAAGTATGAGAGAAAAAGTGATAGAACAAAAGTTAGCAAGCGAGGTTTTAAAGCGTGGTGGTATCTGTCCAAAGTGGGTATCACCTTCCTTTTCAGGAGTACCTGACCGATTGGTATTCTTACCCAATGGCAAGTTTGGTTTGGTGGAAGTAAAAGCACCTAATCAACATCCTAGAGCTTTGCAGGTGTCACGGCATAAGTTATTTGAACATTTAGGATTTCGAGTCTATGTTTTAGATAATAAGAAAGATATTGAGGGGATATTGGATGAAATTGAAACTGCATGACTATCAAGAAGTCACCAAAGACTTCATCATAAAAACTCCTTATGCAGCAGTCATTTTAGACATGGGGATGGGAAAAACAGCTACCACCTTGTCAGCCATTAACGAACTAATGTTTGACCGCTATGAGGTCTCAAAGGTCTTGGTAATTGCTCCACTTAGAGTCGCAAATACAGTATGGAGTGACGAAATAGAGCAATGGACAGAACTGTCTCATTTGAGATATTCAAAAATTGTGGGTACTCCTAAACAACGACAAGAAGCACTCCAAAAAGATGCGGATATCTACATCGTCAATCGTGAAAATCTCCCTTGGTTAGTTGAACAGTGTCATCCGCATTTCAAGTGGGATATGATTGTCATTGATGAATTAAGTTCATTCAAATCATGGCAATCAAAACGTTTTAAAGCTTTTATGGCCATGCGCCCCTACATGAAACGAGTGATAGGTTTAACAGGAACACCGAGTTCCAACGGATTGATGGATTTGTTTGCGGAGTTCAAAGTCATAGATGGTGGTGTCCGTTTGGGTCGTTTTATTGGAGAATACCGAAGTCGTTATTTTAGAGAGGGACGTAGAAATGGAAACGTCGTCTATGAATATATACCAATGGACTATGCAGAGTGTCAAATCTTTGACAAGATTGATGACATCACAATTTCTATGAAAGCAATGGATTATCTACAAATGCCAACATTAATCTCAACGAAAAAATCAGTCCATCTCACAAACGTAGAAGCAAAAAGATATAAAGAGTTTAAAAAGGAATCTGTTATTTCTGATTCTAACGAAATTGAAGTAACAGCAGCAAATGCTGCTAGTTTATCCAATAAACTGGTTCAAATGGCAAATGGTGCAGTTTATTCTGATGATCATAGAATTATCAAGTTACATGATCAAAAAATAGATGCACTTGAAGATATTATCGAAGCAGCAAATGGAGAACCTGTGTTGGTTGCTTATTGGTTCAAACATGATTTACTACGTATTCAAGAACGATTGAGCAAACTTAGGATTAAAAGTACAGTTCTTAAAAGTGAAACTGATATACATGAATGGAATAAAGGGAACATCACTGTTGGTTTACTGCATCCAGCTAGTGCAGGACATGGTCTAAATTTACAAAAGGGAGGTCATCACTTAGTGTGGTTTGGGTTAACTTGGTCACTTGAACTTTACCAACAAACCAATGCTCGACTTTGGCGACAAGGACAACAAGCAAACACAGTCATTATTCAGCATATTGTAACGGAAGGTACAATTGATGCTGATATTCTAAAAGCTTTAACTGTCAAAGACGCACAACAATCACGTTTGATTGAAGCAGTAAAAGCACAAGTAGGAGGTTGATATGGATAAAGTAGACTACTATTTTCAACACTATCAAGATGCAAAAAGAGATTTAACAATTGCAAAGAACTTGATTGAAAACTATAAACCCATTTCAGAAGATGCTTTTCTCTATTCTCTTGCTACTAGACAGACAAATGAAGAACGTGTTAAAACGAGTAAAACGAATGTTAGGACAGAAAATATGGCTCTATCTTTTCATGATAAGTTCTTAGCAGAGGAAAGAGAATATCAGGAGTCATTGTTTGAAAAGTACTGTCATTTAAAAACTGATCTAGATTTCTTTGAACTTGCTGTTTCTTCTGTTGATGAAATTATGAGGGATGTAGTAGTTGATTTAGTCTTAGTTGGATTGACATGGGATGAGTTACTACCTAAGCATAATGTTTCTAGAATGACAGTTAGTCGATATAGACAAAAAGCCTTAAAACAAGTAAAAGAATATTACCGTTTTGCTGGGAAAACCTTGAGTATAAGTGGATAATGATACCAGGGTGTTACTAAGGTGGTACTACCCTGTTACTAAGTTGTTACTAAGATGGTACTGCTTTTTAAAAATGAGTGTGATATACTTAAGATGTCAAAAAAGATAGAAAATCGGCTAATTTCACTGGATAAAATTCTGGTTCTACGGTAATATACACCTAGAAAAATAAGAGGAGAATAACTATGTGGACCAGAGGTCAGATTCATTATCACGGACAAATAGTTGATTACATAGCAAAAGTCAGTGACCAACCATCAGATGTAGGTATTGATTTAGGATGTGTATTCAAATTAGAGGTTGAGGTTGCTGAAAAGACTATCATTTCTTATGACAGAGGATGGGATATCTACCCAGAATCTGATGAACAGGAAGCTATACTTGAAGTGATTTTGAAAGCTATAAAAGTTTAAAAATATCTTTATAATAATGCACAAATGACTGGATATATCCCGCTCTTAGAGGTAATATGGTTACAACAAAAAAGAAAGAGGATAAAACCATGAAGAAAGAGGATGTTTTAACAAAAATCGCAAAAAATAGAATTGGCGCTGAAACACTAGAAACAAGAAATAGCGACAGCCTTGACTTTTATGACATCAGCGTATGGGCATTGAAAGAAATGCTTGAACAAGCCTATGAAGCAGGTAGAAAAGCAAAATAAAAAAACAGAGCCTTACCCAAATGGGAAGGCTTTTTGCGTGGAGGAAAGAATGATTATTACGAGTGAACAAGTATCTAATGGCCATCCAGATAAGATTTGTGACCAGATTTCAGATGCAGTTCTAACAGTATGTTTAGAACAAGATAAGAATAGCAGGGTTGCAGTAGAAACTCTTATCAAAGATAATCATATAGTGGTTGCAGGAGAAATGAAAACAACAGCCTTATTTGATTTAAAAACTGTTGTTCGAAATGTCGTTAAACCACTAGAAATGGATAATATCGTTGTGACGAATCTTATCGGATTACAAAGTGATGATATTTCTCAAGGTGTTGATACCGGCGGTGCTGGAGACCAAGGGATGATGTATGGCTATGCAACTGATGAAACTGACGAATGCTTACCAGTTCCATACGTTTTAGCAACTCGTGTTCTTGAGAATCTTATGGAACTTCAGCATCCACTCTTAGGGAAAGATGCTAAGGCACAAGTTTCTTATGATTATGACAACAAAAGAATTGCAACATTCTTGGTGTCAATTCAGCATAGCGATGAAATGACAATTGAGAATTTAAGAGCTATTGTTAAAGAATCTATGATGAAAGTTGCAAAACAGTATAGACAAAACCTTGATTTTAACATTTTAGTGAATCCAACTGGTCGTTTTGTTCTTGGTGGTTCTTATGCCGATGCGGGAGTTACTGGAAGAAAAATTATCGCTGATACCTATGGTGGATTTGCTCATCATGGTGGTGGTGCATTTTCAGGAAAGGACCCAAGTAAAGTGGATCGCTCAGGAGCCTATATGGCACGTAAGATTGCAAAAGACATCGTTCGTGAAGGATATGCTAAACGATGCGAAGTTCAATTAGCATACGCTATAGGGGTCGCAGAACCGGTTTCTATTCATGTAGAAACATTTGGGACAAGTAACTATACGAGCAAACAATTAGTTGGAATGATTAGAGAACGGTACGATTTAACACCGAAAGGAATTATCAATGAGTTGGATCTTCTAAATGTAGACTACACTCAAACTACATGTTTTGGACATTTTACGAAACCAACTCTTCCTTGGGAGCAGTAAGATGCCACGTAGACCAAGTACTCCCTGCAAGCAGAATGGTTGTCCAAACCTTGTGACCTATGGAAACAAGTACTGCGATGACCACAAGACTAACCACGCACTTGATGCCAAGACAACCAAAGCTAAAGGTTACAATTCAAGGTGGAACAAAGCACGGATTCGTTACTTAAAGCTGAATCCCCTCTGTGTTTACTGTCAAAGAAATGGTCGACTGACCAAGGCGACAGTGGTTGACCATATCAGTCCCCACCGAGGTGACCAAGAACTCTTTTGGAATCAATCCAACTGGCAAGCTCTTTGTAAATCTTGTCATGATAGAAAGACCAAGACGACTGACAGATATGTGGAATATACCTATCGGTTTTAATATTGTAGATTCGTTCTAAAAGTATTTATTTTTTTCTCTCTGGGGTAGGGGGGATAAAATCTCTAAACCCTTGTCCGTAAAAGACCGACGCCCCCTCAAACGTAAAATTTCGCAAAATTGGTAGGGTGGGATATAAAAATCAATTCAAAATAGTAAAGAATCCAGTAAGAATATAGAATTAAGTGTGTGTTATTTTCGTAAATTCGTTTAAATTTAGGTACGAAAATAACCTTATTTTTTAGTATAAAAGTGAGGAACAGGTATGAATAACTTTCAACGAGAACAAATTTGGTTACTTAGAAAAAATGGCTTAGGATACGGTGAAGTCGCTAAAGCAATTGGTCTGTCTAAGGACTCTGTTAAGAAGTATTGTAAAAGACATCCTGAGTTAAAGGGACAAGGAACATTACCGTATTTGATGGTTGAGAAACGAGTTCAAGATGGTACAAACTGTCCTCAATGTTTTCAACCTATGGTTCCTAATAAAACTGGACGACCGAAGAAGTTTTGCTCAGACAGGTGCAGAATAAATTGGTGGAAAAATCATCAAGAGGAGCATGATAAGGAACAAACTGCATATGAAGAAATGACTTGCCAGTGTTGTGGTAGGTCATTTTTATCTTACGCCAATCCGAACAGAAAGTATTGTAGTCATGCCTGCTACATACAGATAAGATTTTACAAAGGAGTCTAAAATGACGAACCAACCAACAATGGAAATAAAAGAACTCTCTCTGAAAGAACTAAAACCTGCAGCTTATAATCCTCGAAAGAAACTGAAAAAAGGGGATAAAGAATATGAGAAAATTAAACAGTCGCTTCTTAAGTTTGGATATGTTGATCCTATTATTGTCAATAACGATTTAACTGTAATTGGTGGTCATCAACGCTTGACAGTTCTTAAAGACCTTGACTATGAAACTGCTAAGTGTGTAATTGTAAAGCTTTCTAAAGAAGATGAGAAAGCATTAAACATTGCTCTCAATAAGATTACAGGTCAATGGGATGACTCTCTATTAGCGGACTTACTTTTGGATTTACAGGAGTCTGATTTTAATCTAGACCTGACTGGTTTTGAACCGCCAGAGATTGATGACATCCTCTCTAATGTCCATGACAAGGAGTTGTCTGAAGATGAGTTTGATGTTGAAGAAGAATTGAAGAAACCAACGGTATCAAGACGTGGGGACATTTGGCAATTGGGAAAACATAGAGTCATTTGTGGTGATTCTACAAAAGCTGAAACCTATAAGCAGTTGCTAAATGATAGGAAAGCTAATTTAGTTGTAACAGATCCGCCTTATAACGTTGACGTTGAAGAGACGGCTGGGAAAATCCTAAATGATAATATGTCTGATGGTGACTTCTATCAGTTTCTCCTTTCAATGTTTACTCAAGTAGAAAATCACATGGAAGATGATGCGTCTATTTATGTTTTTCATGCAGATACGGAAGGACTCAACTTCCGCAAAGCTTTTAAAGATGCTGGCTTCTATTTGAGTGGGTGTTGTATCTGGAAAAAGAATTCACTTGTATTAGGTCGTAGCCCATATCAATGGCAACATGAACCTTGTTTATATGGGTGGAAGAAAAAAGGAAAGCATCAGTGGTTTAGTGATCGGAAGCAAACTACCATCTGGGAATATGACCGTCCTAAGTCTAGTAAAGACCACCCAACCATGAAACCAATTCAACTGATGGCTTACCCTATTCAAAACTCTTCTATGCGTGGTACTGTAGTTTTAGATCCATTTTTAGGTTCTGGTTCTACTTTAATGGCTGCAGACCAAACTGGACGTATTTGTTATGGAATCGAGCTGGATGAAAAGTTTGTGGATGTCATTGTTAAACGATATATAGAAGTTACAGGCGATACTGAAGTAACCGTACAACGTAATCATGAGGTTTTAACTTATAACCAAGTGTTAAAGGAGTTGGAGGAACAAGTATGACATTAACGTTTCTAGATTTCTTTTCCGGAGTTGGTGGCTTTCGACATGGGCTTGAATTAGCAGGAATGAAATGTATAGGATTTTGTGAAAAAGATAAGTTTGCACGCAAATCTTATGAAGAAATGTATGATACGAAAGGAGAATGGTTTCATGACGATATCACAACAATCGATCCAACACGATTACCAAAAGCAGATCTCTGGTGTGCGGGAAGCCCTTGTCAAAATGTGTCTATCGCAGGGAAACGATCCGGACTATACGGTGAGCGAAGTGGACTCTTTTTTACATTTGTTGAACTCATCAAAAGCCAAAAAGAAGAAAATAAACCCGAATGGGTTCTCCTTGAAAATGTTAAAGGACTTTTATCAAGTGGTGGGGGACGAGATTATCTCGACTATCTCTCTATCTTGGACGAAGCAGGGTATGACCTTGAGTGGCAAGTGTTCAACTCAAAAGACTACGGTGTACCCCAAAACAGAGAACGCATCTATACTCTCGGACATCTTAGAAGTCGAGGTAGACGACAAGTACTACCTATCAGCAGAGAAAGCAGTAGCCATCTTAAGCAACTTGTAGGCGGTATGCAAAGTTACCGTGTCTACGACCCCAGTGGTATTGCAACAACCCTTGTTGGAGAGGGTGGGGGATTAGGAGCTAAAACAGGTCTATATCTGATTGACCAATCGCTAACTGAACCAAAGTTAACTGAAGAAGCAAGATGTATAACTGCTCGTTATACTGCTGGTGCGACAAAGCGTACAGCAATGAACTCAGGAGTGCTTGAGGTTCAACCTATTTTGAAACAAGGTATCAAGGTTAGGAATGGAACAAAGCAAGGTTACCAATTAGCGAATATTGGTGATTCGGTTGATCTTTCTTATCCAAGTTCATTAACGAGAAGGGCAAGAGTAGGGAAAGGGATAGCTCACAACCTTTCATGTAGCTGCCAGATGGGAGCAGTAGTTTGGAATGGTCGTGTTGTCAAAATTAGAAGACTTACTCCAAAAGAGTGTTTTAGACTTCAAGGTTTCAGTGATGACTTATTTGAAAAGGCAAAAGCTGTAAATTCTGATGCACAACTCTATAAACAAGCAGGAAACGGAGTCACAGTACCAGTTGTTTATGCTATTGGATGTGCTATATTATCTTCAAAATATCATCAGAAATAACTGGATAAAAATGAACTTTAGAGTTAATATGTACTAAACAAAAGAGAAGAGGTTGTATTATGGATAACTTAAAAGTTAAGACTTTAAAATCATTGTATCCAAATGGAACTCGAGTCAAATTACTCGAAATGGAGGATCCATTTGCACCACCTATAGGTACTCTTGGTACGGTAATTGGTGTTGATGATATAGGGTCGATTTTAGTTAGTTGGGATAATGGACAAAGTTTAAATGTACTTTACGAAGTTGATAAAATAATGAAATTGTGATAGTTATGTGGGAAATAATTACTAGAGAATTCAATGGTCGGCACTATCATATTGAGTTTCTTAGGGAATACAGTACCTATGACCGACATATTGATGGCACTTGGATAGCAATCCTAAAAATTAAACGAAATAAAGAAATAGTTTTTCATTATGAATATGGTAAAATCATTGATCAATTGGATGATTTTGACAAGATTATCTATCAGGAAATAGTGGATACATACAATAAATTATAATTTGGAACTCGATGTGAGTTCTTTTTATTTTAGGAGGTGAATTAGTGGCAATTAGAGGACGTAAACCGAAACCTACAAATTTAAAAGTTCTAGAAGGTAATCCTGGTAAACGGCCTCTCCCAACGAATGAAGTAAAACCTCAAAAGAAGGCTCCACGTTGCCCCCAGTGGCTTGAAGAAGATGCTAAGAGGGAATGGAAGCGGATGGGAAAAATATTGGAACAAATGGGATTACTGACGGAAATGGACATGACTGCATTTGCAGGTTATTGTCAAGCTTACGCACGTTGGAAAGAAGCAGAGGAGTTTTTATCAAAACACGGTTCTATCTTAAAGACACCAAATGGGTATTTACAGCAAGTTCCACAAGTTTCAATTAGTCAAACTAATTTAAAAATCATGCTGAAGTTTTGTGAACAATTTGGTCTAACCCCATCCGCTAGGAATCGTTTAGCTACCATGGATTCAGAGGTTGGTAACGGTGACGAAATGGAAGATTTGTTGGGAGGTTTACTATGACTTTTCATTATGAACCAACTCCTTTTATGCTAGCTACATCACATTATGATAAAAGTAAGGCTGATAGAGCAGTGACTTTTATTCAAAATCTTTGTCATACTAAAGGAAAATGGGCAGGTCAGAAGTTTATACTTTTACCTTGGCAGGAACAGATAGTACGAGATATATTTGGGATTGTTAAAGAAGATGGAAATAGACAATTTCTAACTGCTTATATTGAAATTCCAAAAAAGAATGGGAAGAGTGAACTAGCAGCAGCAATTGCTCTTTATCTACTTTATGCAGATAATGAAGCCAGTGCAGAAGTATACGGTGCTGCATGTGACCGAAATCAAGCCTCTATTGTATTCGATGTAGCAAAACAAATGGTACTAATGAGTCGACCTTTAGAGAAACGGTCAAAAATAATGGGTGCTACAAAACGAATTGTTAACTACTCTAATGCAGGTTTCTATCAAGTTTTGTCCGCTGAGACTGGTACCAAACATGGTTTAAACGTTTCTGGACTAGTGTTTGACGAGATTCATGCACAGCCCAATCGCCACCTCTACGATGTCTTAACTAAAGGTTCAGGGGATGCTCGAGAACAACCCTTATTTTTTATCATTACGACTGCAGGAACAGATAAGAATTCAATTTGTTACGAGTTACATACAAAAGCACTTGATATTTTAAAGGGCAGAAAGAAAGATACATCTTTTTATCCTGTCGTTTATGGTTTATCAGATGAAGAGGACTGGAATGACGAAAGTAACTGGTTAAAAGCTAATCCGTCATTAGGTCATACCATTGGATTAGACCGTGTCAGAGAAGCCTATAAACAAGCACTTGATAATCCTGCTGAAGAAAATGTATTCAAGCAACTACGTCTAAATATGTGGACTAATTCTACGGTTGCTTGGATTCCTGAACATGTATACAACAGAGGGGATGCACCTATCAATTTTGAAAGTTTGAAAGGTCGTGAATGTTATGCAGGACTAGACTTGTCAAGTACATCCGATATCACAGCCTTTGTTTTAGTTTTTCCACCTAGGAATGAATTAGAAAATTACATCATCCTCCCCTATTTCTGGTTACCAAAAGATACTCTTGAACTTCGTTGTCGTAGGGATCATGTTTTGTATGATGTATGGGAAAGGCAAGGTTATCTCAAGACGACAGAGGGTAATGTTGTTCATTATGGCTTTATAGAGAAGGTCATTGATGAATTATCAAAACTTTACAATATAAAAGAAATCGCCTATGATAGATGGAATGCAACGCAAATGGTACAGAATTTAGAAGATATTGGGCTGACGATGATTCCTTTTGGTCAGGGGTACAAAGATATGAGTCCACCATCAAAGGAATTATTCAAACTCATGATGGAAGGTCGTATCCAACACGGAGGACAACCAGTTCTAAAATGGATGTCTCAAAACGTAGTCATGCGCCAAGACCCTGCTGGCAATATCAAACCAGATAAGGAGAAATCAATTGAAAAAATCGATGGAATTGTTGCTCTTATAATGGGGATTGATAGATGTATTCGACACCAAAATAATGATAGTAGTATTTATGACGAGCGAGGAATATTGAGCTTTTAGTTGAATTTTAAATCTAAAGATGCTACAATGTATTTACAAATCATCTTTACAAAGAGGTATTAATCATGGCAAGTACTCAACCTGTTAATTTTAGAGCAGATTCGACTTTTTACCAACAAACAAAAGAAATCTTAGCTGATGAAAAGTTAACCCTGTCAGATATTTTTAATGCTGCACTTCGTAAAATTGCGACAGGTGCAGTTGATCCCAAAGAGTTCGTATTTAGTGATTCACAAGAGACTCAATATCAGGTTGCTTTTGAAG